CTTTTTCTATATCTACAAATAATGCCATCCAATGAGATCCACCTTTATAATGAGGATCCATATTAAAAATTATTCCAATTTTTTTTTTATTATTTATATACTTACTTAAATCAAATTTGCAGAGTTTTTCCCAAACACAAGTACCATATAGTTTTTTTGCATCAAAATCTATAGGAGATGGTCCTATAAAACTAAAATTTTTATATTTTTTTTCATATTGAGACATTACTTTTATTATATCAACACTTGATAACCATTCATATGGTTTTGATTTCCAACTATCAGGAGAGAATGGTCTAAATAATGTTTTTTCCGCTACTTCTTTATTTATTTCAGAATTAAATTTATTATTATTTAACCAACATAATTCATTATAGCATTTATTTGATAAGTTTTTTTTTAAAAAACTCCATATTTCTTTTACATTATTTGTTCTTATTTTATTATTCTTATTATTATTATTCCATACATCTCTCATTTTAAATATTTCATCATTTCCATAACAGCTTTTACCTTTTAAAGAATCATCTATTTTATTATCTTGATTAGGAGCACATTTTAATGTTCTAAATTTTTTTTTATTTTTATTTCTGTTTTTAAATCTTCTTGTATATTTATTCATCTATTAATATATACTTATATTTTTTTATCGTTTTTTTGGAAGTATTTTTTGTTTTCGCGCTGAATATTTTATATTAACAAAATCATCTAAATTATTTATTTTTTTTGTAGTATTACTATTTTCTTTTACTAAGTCCATATCTATCGATAATAAACTTTTAGAAATATCATCTATATTTATATTGAACTCGTTTTTTACTCCACTTAAATCTTCACTTACTAATTTTTTTAATTCTTGATATTTTATATTTTCTATTAAACTTGTTAAAAAATAATAAAAATTATATTTATATTTTTCATTTTCATTTTTTGTTTTCAAAATATTATTCATATTTTCATCATTTAAATAATTATCAAGTAATTTATTTATTTTTGATTTTATTTCTTTCTTATATTTTATTACTTCTGAATTTATATTTATATGTTCTTTCTCCTTTTTTTTAATCATTTTATTATATAATTCTTTATTGCTTAAAAACAATAAATCACAAGAATTTATATTTGAATTTATAGTATTATTCATAATAATAATATAAATTTTTATTTTAAATTTTTTAATTGAACACGGGTTGAATTATTAAAAATATTATTACCTATTATTATTGATGGATTTGGATTGAAATCTTCAAAATCCTCTTTTCTAAATACTAATTTTTCTTCTAAATTTTCAGTTGTTGTTTGAGAATTTATTGGATTAACATATAAATCACTTGTTGAAGATGGTATATATTTTGCTTGATCTGCCGCCTGTAAAGCAAAAAATTGATTTCTTAAAGTACTCTCCTTATCTATATTTCTTGAAAAACCACTATAATGTGGTTTTGTTGTTCCTGGATAAAATATCTCTTCACTATTATAACCACCTTGATTTATAATTGGAATTGTTGTTTCTTTTCTGTGATCAATTATAGGTAAAGTACTATATTTTGTACTTACTGGTCTTGGATCAAAATTAGGATCTATATCACTTGAAGGAATATTTCGCATATATAAATCTCTATTCATTGTATCTTGTTTTTCAAAATTTTGTAATCTAATATTAGTATTCATTTACTATAATTTAATATTATATTATATTTATTTAATATTTAATCGAAAACAATTAAAGATATTTTATTATTGCTAAATAATGTGCGGAATATTTGCAATTGTTAATAGTAACAATAATTCTCATACCAATGATCCTAAAGTTTTTACTTCTTTTAATAAAGGAAAAAACAGAGGACCTGAATTTAGTATATTAAAAAATTATGATAATATTAAAATTGGTTTTCATAGACTTGCTATTAATGGATTAAATACTGAATCTAATCAACCATTTGAAATTAATAATAATATTCTTATTTGTAATGGTGAAATTTATAATTTTAAACAACTTGCACAAGAAAATTCTATTACTTTAACTACTGATTCTGATTGTGAAATTATTTTACATCTGTATTTAATGTATGGTATTGAATATACATTATCACTTCTTGATGGTGTATTTTCATTTATTATTTATGATAAAAATAATAATAATTTAATTATTGCAAGAGATCCATACGGTGTTCGTCCATTATATTATTTCTTTGAAAATGATATTATTTCATTTGCAAGTGAACTAAAAGCATTATACGATTTATCTCTTTTAAAAAATAATATCCATAACTTTATACCAGGTCATTATATGATCATTAATAATATTTCAAATAATATTTCAAATAATTTTTCAAATAATTTATCTAATTATAATTATTATAAATATACTACGTTTCCATGTGATAATATTAAGTATAAATTAAATAATTATTTAAATAAATATATTATTAAATATATTACTTATGCTGTTAAAAAACGTGTTGTTGGAACATGTGAAAGACCTGTTGGATGTTTATTATCTGGTGGACTGGATAGTAGTCTTATTGCTGCATTAGTTAATAAATTTTATAAATCTACTACACAACTTCAAACATTTAGTATTGGATTACCTGGATCAGAAGATCTTAAATACGCAGCAATAGTTGCCAAACATCTTGGAACTAAACATCATGAAATTATTTTAACCGAAGACCAATTCTTTAATGCTATTCCAGAGGTTATTAAAACTATTGAATCATATGATACTACTACTGTTAGAGCCAGTGTTGGTAATTATTTAGTAGGTAAATATATTAAAGAAAATACTGATTGTAAAGTTATATTTAATGGAGATGGTGCGGATGAATTAATGGGGGGATATTTATATTTTAAACAAGCTCCTAATGCCTATGAATTTGATAAAGAATGTAGAAGATTACTTAAAGACATACATATGTATGATGTTTTAAGAAGTGATCGTTGTATTTCATCTCATGGTCTTGAACCGCGAACTCCATTTTTAGATAGAAAATGGGTTGAGTTTTATTTATCTATTGATAAACAAATGAGGTTTAATACTACTAAAGATAAATGTGAAAAATATTTAATCAGAAAAGCATTTAATGAAATAGATCCTAAATTATTACCTCCAGAAATTTTATGGAGAACTAAAGAAGCCTTTAGTGATGGTGTTAGTAGTTTAACCAAATCTTGGTTTCAAATTATTCAAGATAAAATTAATCTAGAATTTAATACACCATATTATAATGAAGAACATAATCTTAAATTTATATTAAATTCTATTATTGAAAAATATAAAAAAGATTATAATTCTAATACTAAACCTATTACTTATGAACAAGCATATTATAGATATATTTATAATCTTAATTATAGTTCTACTGATCATTTAATACCATATTTTTGGATGCCTAAATATGTTGATGCTAATGATGCAAGTGCTAGAACATTAAAAATTTATGATGAAAATAATACTAATAAGTAAAATAAATATTATATTTATATAATTATATGTCTATATGCGAAGAAATATTAATTTCTGATTATATCGAAGAACCTTATAAAAGTCATTATGTTTTTGCATCATTAGATACATCTGAACCCAATGCTTGGAACTATTCTTGTACGTGTTATTTTTCTAATCGAGAAATTAATTTACTTCCAACATATTATACTTATAATAATTATAATTGGATTAAAGAATATAAATGTAGAAAATTTAAAAATGATGTTTGTAAACATATTAAAAAATGTTTTATAGCAAAAACTATTGTTAATCAGTATCAATTAGGTATTGAAGCGCCTAATTGGGCTAAAAATATAATTGGTAAAGATTATTATAAAAAATCTATACAAATTATTCAAGATTTGTCGCCTGTTCCATTTGGTGAAATTAAGCAAGGTTATATGAGACATGGAATAGGTAAGGTTAAAATTACTGATTATAATTATTATAATGTTAAATTAATATCTCCTCGTAAATGGATTTGTAATTGTAGTGATTTTTTACATTTCAAATTTTGTCTTCATATTTCTAAAAGAAAACTTTTAGAAAAACATTTACAAAATAGACGCGAATTATGTATTTCACTTGCTATTAAGTTTATACAAAATCATAGTTAAGAAATATATTACTGGAATTGATAAAATCATATGTATTTTCGAGATTGCATACGGCCAATATGGTAAAAAATATATTATAAATATACCAATTATTCCCAAAGCTAAATTGCATAAATTTGGTTTTAAGTATTTTTTTATGTTTATTAATGGATATAATAATATTCCATGAAATAAAATAGCAAATGTTATTATAAATAGCAACTTTTTATTTCTCTCATATTCCAAATAACTATCTACTATACCTATTAATGCTATGCACAAAAAAATATAAGAAAAATATTTAATAAATTTTTTATTTAAAATTATTAGTACTGCTATAGGAACTAATGCTAAAGAAAGTCTGCCATCAAATATTTTATAATCTTCATAATAAATATTATTATTTTTTATATAAAAATTCATTTATTATATATATAGATAATAAATGAACTTAGAATTACTTCAAGAAGCAATAGAAAATGATAATAATTTAAGTATTATTAATACCAATATACAAGAAATTAAAGCAAAAAAAAATGATATATTACAACAATTGGGTCTAATAAAAACTGAACTTAAATTATTTAATTCTAAATTAAAAGATTATAGATATATTGATGATATTAAAGATTTAAATTTTGGAAGTAATATTCGCTGGATTTCTTTAAATTCTATTGATAATATTAAAATTACCAACGGTGCTGTTTTATGTGATATTAAAATATTGGATAAAGGTGTTGGATTATGTTTAAAGACATTTAATAATAAATATTTTACTATTTATTTAAATGAAAATTTAGTATTTCAAAAAATATCAGATCAAGAAAAAATATTACTAAAAGCGATTAATTATCTAAATAAATAATTACTTTCTTTTGCGTGTTTTATTTCTTTTATTTTCTATACCTAATCTTCCTTTTACAGTTTTGTATATTTTATCGTCATTCTTATTTGCGTTCTTTTTTAATTTTAATTCTTTTTTCTTTTTACAACTAAATTTATAAATTCCCAGATTTTTTTTCTGAACTACACTCCAATTACATATTCCAATTGCTCTTGATTCTGGTAATCCTTCATTTGGAACTTTTTTTATACATCTACATAATTTTTCTGCTATTAATTTTTCAGTCATTTTTTTTAATAGATTTATTGGTAATTGTTCACTAAAATTTATATCATAATATTTTAAAATATCTACATAATCATTTTTTGTTAATTTCATTTAATTTATCTATATAATATCAATATTTATTTTGTAATAATTATAATATTTATTTATAATAGTAAGGTAAATATTATAATGACCAAAAAAAAATATGCTGTAGTATTTGATTTAGACGAAACTTTGGGTCATTTTTCACAACCATACAACTTTTGGTTTAATTTAAAAAAATTTCTAAATGATGAATTTCTTGATTACAAATATTTTTTTAATTTACTTGATTT